GCCATCTTTTTGATAAAAAATGGATTATAGTAGGTGCGTGCTTCCCTAAATAGGGTATCCACATCTTGACAGCTAGAGAATGTTACTCCGTTTTGTGCCATAATATTTTAAGTTTTGGGTTTGTAAATGTATCCCAAAGGGAATCGCTCCCTCTTGGAACACGGTTAGTGTTTTAGGGTTTGCGATCTGGCAACCATCGCGGGTTTGTTTAATCACCCCACTATTCTCCAGCTTGGCGATCCGCTTATTATTTAATGTGGGTCGCTATCCCACTCATCGCTTCCACCGAGAACAGTTGGCTAATCAAAGCAAACCAATCCAGTTAAAATGTCAGAACAAGCTATTATCTATTTTCTAATAGCTCGTCAACTATTATTTTATCTATTCCGAAATTTAGCAAACAAAGCGGCAGGAGTTTTCTCTTCAGCTTCAGTTGCTTTTCCAGCAGAAGATGAGCCAATAGTTCCATCTCCAGTAGAAGATCCACGCATCTTGCGAATGGTTTCGTTAAGTTCTGCAACTTGTTTTTCAAGAGCAAATGTATAAGCCTTTTGCTTCTTAAACTTTGCACCCTGCTGAAGAACACGAGTGATTTGCTCTGGAGCAAAGTTGCTGTTCTCACGCAAAGCGGCTTCAGCAATTAGCTCATCTTCAGTTGTATCATCATCAATGTTCTGTGATGAAATAATCTTGGCAACATCCTCTGGATATTTAATGGAATCCTCCAATTGTTGCTTGGCTGAAATGTATGCATCCTGCCAGCGTTTGCCAATTTGAGCCTTGCTCATAGAAGAACGACGAGCCTTCTCCTCATCTGCCCTTGCTTTGGTTATCTCCCAATTTTGGAGAGCTTCATTACGAGATTCGATTTTAGCAAGAATGTCGTAAGACGTACTTTGGAATTTAGCCTGTTCCATAGGCGAAAGATTCTCGTAGATGGAATTAAGAGTCTGTTTGGAGATTTCACGCTGGCGTGATTTTTCATTTGAATCTTGGCTACGGAGAGATGTTTCGTAAGCGGCAACGGCTTTTTCAAATTCAGTAAGGCTTGTAGGATCATCACCAATAATCATTTTTACTTGGTTGTATCCGTTCATGATAGGAGCATCGTATGTCTCCTTAAATACAGGATCAGCAGGAAGGTTGAGGAAAGCATTTGCCTTGCGAAGTTCCTCTACATCATTTGTCAAAGCCTGTTCGCGTTCCTGCTTTTCATTAACGGCCTGTTCAAGCTCCTTGCGAAGCTGTTCTAGCTCCTTCTTTGTTCCTCCATCATCAATCTTGGAACGAAGTTCTTCAATTTCCTTTTCGTATTCTGGAATCTTTTCAACACGGGTTTTAAGTTCAGCGGCTTCTTTGGCAAGCTGTTCATTGGTTTGTTTTAGTGATTTGATAAAACCCGGCTTCTTTTCATCATCGACAAGGGATGCTTTTACCTCTGGCTCTTGCCTTGAGTCCTCTTGTTGCTTAATTGATTCCTTCTGTTCTGCAATCTTGCTCTGTTGATCTTGGGAATCCTGTGCAGTTTTTGCACCAAACTTACGGAACAAATCCTCTGGAGTGCCTTTTGGAGCCTCTTTAATATCTGCCTTAAAGAAGGCATCGGCTTGCTTTACAGCGGCATCTCTTGCGGCTTTATCAGTAGCGGCATCTGGAATAATCCTATTGGGAGTTTGTGCTACGGGTTCGGCAACGGCAGTATCAGACATATTATTTTTTGGTTATGGTGTGGTTACTTGCGAAGGGAAACTTCTTCTTCAGTTAAAGTGTCATCTAAATCGGGGTCAATATCTAAATCATGTGACCCTACTTTGCTTTGGATAAGTTTAGGCTTATCAACAGCATAAAAGGTATTGTCTTCCGCATCGGACGCATACTCTTGCAAAGCCCTAAATACGGCAACTACGCTGGCATGATCACTCTTGACCAGATCCTCGTAGATTGCTGTTTTAAGTTCGCTGTAGCGTTTGTCGTTAATGATTGCGGCGGCAAGGTTTACTACGTTTATATCAGCCATTTTCTTGTCCTATTTGCGGGTTGCTTTGGGTTACTGCCTCTTGACCTTGGATAGCTTGTTGTTGAGCCATCATATCTTGGGCATTCATTTGTTCGTTATGACCAAATTCTTGTTCATGCTGATCCTGCATAATTGCGGTGTCATGTGCCGCTTTTGCGCGACGAATCTGAATCTCGTTTGCGGCTCTTGCTCTTTTGGTAGCAAGATCAGTTGCTACCCTTTCCATTGCATTGGAGTTATGCAGTTGGGCTTTTTGAGCCATTGCCGCCAATCTGATGTCTTCCTTCTTTTGGAGGAAGTTTGCTTGGATAGATTCTTTAGCAATCAATGCCTGTAGCTTGATGTCATCTGGGCTTTGGGCTTGACCCTGACCCTGTTGTTGCTGACGAGACTTTTCAAGCTGTGCAAGTTGGCTACCAAGTTCATCGGTTCCACGCTGAAGCTGTTGCATCTGCATACCAAATTCTTTTGCCACTTCTTTCTTGGTTGGATCTTTCTGAATAAATCCAAGGTGGGCAACCATATGCGGCCCTTTGAATCGCATGAGACAGGCGTAGATGTCGCGGATAAGTTCAATAGCCTCATCGGGTAGTGCTTGAGCTTCCTGCCCACGGGAGGGGGCTTGCGGATTAACTCCACCCGATTGGAGGGCTTGTTGTGCCTCTTGCATAGAAACCATTGCATCTTGGATATGTCCTTTGAAATGCTCGACATGGTTCTGATCGGGGTAAACTCGGAAGTTCGCAGGATTTCCCTTGGGGTCAGTCATACCAATGTTTTCCATTGAAATGATTCCCTGTTCATCTGGAATATCAACCTTGGTTTGTTTGACGTATCGGTTGACATTCTGGCGACCATTAAGAGCCGCAATAGCATCAGCGATAGCATTGGCTTGCCCTTCATTCATTGGAGTCATGCCCGTGAGTGATACGGTTTGCTGTGCCGCCATCAGTTTGTAAGATGGGCTTCCAGAGCCAGAAAGCATATTGCTCTCCAAGTTATCAATGTTTTCCCATTTCCAAGCCTCTTTTGGAACTCCATTTTCTTCCATGAAGTCCACAAACTTTTGTTTGAGCCTGTATCCATTTCCACCCTTGGTTGTATTGCTCATTCTCTTGTAGAGCATACGAAGCCATCGGGTTTGATTATCGTTAAAGCGTCGAATTTGTGTTCCTTGGAGCTTTGCAGATTCAGCGGCATCAAGTTCAGCCTCTCCCTTTGTCCTCTGTTTGCCACCCTTGGTCGATTGGCTAATGTTGTATGCACCAATTCCTCGGTACATATCAGCTTGATAGAATTGGATTCCAGCTAGGACTTCTTGGAAAGGAATATTGACTGATACCTGTTGAGGTTCAACATCTTGTGGAAGAACCATCCAAGGCATCCATTCCATTTGCTTTAGCTTTTTTGTAGCTTCAGCAGATCCACCCTTGAACATGAGACGTGTATTCCAATCAACAGAATCCATGAAACGATTCATGTGGATGTCATAAGCACGACATTGGATAAAGATAGATTCAGCAAGACCTTGGATTTCGTGCCAGATACCAGATCCCGTGGAATCGCACATTGGGGCAATGATGTCATCCCATCCATCTCCACCCTTTTCAACCCAATCTTTGCGATAATAAAGGAATCCTGTCTGGTCGCGGTATTCCTCCTCGCTCAGATCCTTGCGTCCGTTTTCTTTGTAACCAAGGACAAGACCTCCATAATTTTGGAGTAGGAGCATCTTGGAAATGCTTCCGTTAAACTCCATGATATAAAGCTCATACAATTCAATGCGTAGAGTATAAAGACGTGAAAGGTTTAAGTTGCCACTAGCAACATCACGCAACCATTCCGTATTGGTATAAGTATTGCGGTAATTGGTGGTGAACATTCGCAAGGCATCAACGCAAGCCCAGAAGTTCCAACCCATTTCTGTAGCATACGCTTTTGCCTTTTCTGGATCTTCTTCACCGCCAGTAATCTTCAACCAAAACTCAAGCGGAGTATAAGAACGTTTAATGCAAAGCTCTCCAAGGTTTGTAAGATCGGCAAAGGTCTTGTCTGGTATAAGAACATTGGAATTATGGAAGCTCTTGGTAGGCCATCCGTCACGATCCTCGGCAATTTCAAATCCCTTTCCATACAGGGTCATCTCCTCAACATCTAGTTCAACATTGTAGTTGTAGCTGTTCCACGCACGAAGCATTCGATCAAATCCAACACCAATAAGATCACTCCATTCTTTTTTCTCGGTAGGATTTCCTAACTTTGTGGTAATGGTTGCGGCAGTATTACGCTCCATCACCATGTCAACAAAGCTGGACTTCTGATTGTCCACAATAAACTTCATCTGACGGAACGGAACATTGCTCATTCCTGAAAGCTGGCGGGACGCAACTTGGCTATAATCAGTAGGGGGGAAACCTTTATAGCACTTATAGATGCGTCCCCATTTGCGCTCACGACCAGCGTTATCTAAACGCAAATTCCAACAAATTGTAAAAGCATCATTGGCAGTCTGGACACGGCTAGTAGGGGCAACGCCATTAGAATTAATGGTATTGAATCCCCAAGAGGAGACTCCTTCACGATTAACAATCTTTTTTGTTTTTGCCATTATCCAAGAGTTTTATTCATTGCCTCACGGCGTTTTTGACAGGAAGGGCAATTCTTTGCCCTCTTCTCCAATTGAGCATTAATGCCAAATGTAGAAGCTACCTTATCACCAAGATGTGCAAATTTGTGGATTACATTGGCAACGGCATCACCAGCTTCTTGCCAGCAATATTGCCCCGGAATCCTTTGACAAATTTGTTGCTCAATAAGGTATTCTAAATTTTCGGGAATGGCGACATTTTTATTTGCCATGTCAGATTTCACTTTTTGGAGAAATTGTTTTCCAAATGTGAGATCCATTCCATTAACGCGATAAGTATTACCTTGATCGTCGCTATATTGATACCAAAGTCCAGTTGGGATAGGGCCGTTGCGATCTTTTAATCTCATGGTTGAACCTCTTTCTTGCCTTTCTTATATAAACTTGTCAATATTTTTATACATGGAATACAACGGATTGAGTCTGCAACCACCACAGGACACAACATATGGGCTTTCTTTTTTGGAAAGTGTTCCACAATTTATTCGTGAACTAACGGCATATCGTTTGACCCGTGGAGAGTTTGGCAGGAGAGAAAGAATCAAAAGGAAAATCAAATTAGAGGATTGTGACTTAAAAAATCCTGCACAACACATGATCAATTGCTTCCAATTGATTTATGGCAATGATGTTTTGCTCCATTCTCAAGGGATACCAAACAATTATGCTCTAGACATCATAGATTTGTTCTGCAACGAAAACGATTGGGGTATTGCAGGGTGCGCTAGTAGCGGAAAAACCTTTTCGGTTGCCGCTTGTATCGTGATTGATTGGCTATGCGCCCCAGATTGCACTTCAACTTACGTTGCTTCTACCTCTTTGGATGCTTCTGAAGACCGATTGTGGGGTAAAGTATGTACCCTTTATCGTATCGCAATGCGTAATTTACAGGCTAAATACGGCAAGGATACGAGCATTGGAAACCTTGTGGAGTACCGCAGGATGATTGTTTTTGAGTCAATTGATACCCGTGATGCTGAAAGAGACTACACAAATGCCATAAAAGCCTTGGCTTTTCCCCGTGGAGGCGAGGGCAAGCGGTCAGTAGAGAACACAAGGGGTCGTAAGAACGCTAGGATGCGTCTATTTCTTGATGAGTTGGCTGAAATGGATCTGTATGCCCTTGATACTCGCGTGAACCTTGGAGCCAATCCTGACTTCATATTTGGAGGTATGGCAAATCCTTCCAATACTTCCAACAATCCCCATACAGAGTTGTGCCAGCCAGACGATCCTATGGAATGGGATGCTGTAAACCGCTATACTCATAAATGGAAAACCCGAACAGGGGTTGCTTTGCACCTCTCTGGAGAAGAAAGCCCTAATTTTAAGTTACCAGATGCCGAAATCCCACCATTTGATAGGTTTCTTACCATCCAAGGAGAAGCGGCTACCCTAAAGCGGTGTTATGGCAATAAGAATGCCCTAGAATACTGGCGAAATGTGTATGGTTGGTGGCCCGATTCCTCTGTAGAACTCACAATTTTCTCAAAACAGTTCATCCAAGCCTGTGATATTGCTTGGGAACCTACTTGGAGCGATAGAACCAAAGTTGTTTGCGGCTTTGACCCTGCTTTTACTGCTGGTGGAGATAGATGTGCCGCTACATTTTGCCGATATGGGCCTAATGATACTGGTAGAAGGGTTGGTTTTTACCTTGGCACAAGAGAATATAGCTCATCTGTGGGCGATGTTTTTGAAGAAAGCATTGCAATGCAGTTGGTTAAGGATTGTTTGGAGTATGGAGTCCACCCAAGAGACTTTGGATTGGATATATCTGGTGATGGCGGCAAGATGATGAGGGCAATCATCATCGAATGGAGTAAATTCCATCCAGAGGCTATGTTTGTATTCCCTATCTCTTCTATGGGAATGCCGACTGAACGAAAAATCAGCAATATTGATAAACGTACTTGCAAGGAAGCCTATGATCGTTTGGTTACGGAGTACTGGTTTGCAGTCCATACGGCTATGTCAACAAGAAGTTTAGTTGGCATTGATGTGGAAAAACACAGCTTAATGGTAAACGAACTTTGCAGTAGGCTTTATACACATAAGGGCAGGAAGGTTGCCGTTGAAAAGAAGCTGGATATGAAACAGCGCATCAAGAAGTCACCCGATTTGGCTGACTCTTTAACCTATGCCGTGCAGATGCTCCGCAAGGCGGGACTAGAGTTTACTTTTGAGGAAGAGGAAGCGGATTCACTAGACATTGTTGAATTGAAAGACTGGGAAACAAAATTGATTTACTCTAAAAACGGCATTGGAGAAGAAACCAATGAAGAAGATGAATGGGGTTATTCTGGTTCTTCTGTAGATCCCGATGGGTTTTAGTCCTTGATTTCTACAATATTGATTGTATGATTTTTGAATGCAAAAACTTAAAAGAGGAACAATCAGAGAAGATGGAATGGTTTTTTGGGCTTATGCAAAAAACTTAAAATCTGGTGAGCATTGGATAACCAAAAACAAATACGATGAAAAGCTGTCCAAAGAAAAAGAAAGATTGCTACAATCTTTAAATTCTGTTCCCAAAGAAAAAAGAACTCTTAAAAGGGGAACCGTTCGTGAAGATGGTAAGGTTTTTATCCAGTATTCAAAGCATTGTTTAAATGGAGAATATTGGACTGATCCTAAAAAATTAGAAAAAACCAAATTGAGGGAAAAGAATTATTCCGCAAAATATAGATTTCGCAATCCTGTTAAAGCAAAAGATTCAGAAAATAGAAGCAGAAAAAAGAAACTTAAAAATGATCCTTTGTACAAATTGTCATGGAGCGTTAAAGGTTTGATTAGAAAGTCTTTTAGAAAATCATGTTTAAACAAACGTTCAAGAGCAGAAAAAATACTTGGGTGTTCTATAAAGTTTTTTAAATCATATATTGAGAACAAATTTGAATCTGGAATGACATGGGAAAACAGAAGCTCTTGGCATCTTGACCACATCATTCCAATTGGTCTTGCTAAAACAGAAAAAGAAGTTGTTGCTTTAAATCATTACACTAACTTTCAACCTTTGTGGGCAAAAATAAATATGGCAAAAGGAATGTCGATTCGGCCTGTAACTGATCCTGAGCAAATTGCCATACTGGATAAGATTTTGAAAAATCTTCAATCTGAATTTTGATGTTGACGCTTGCGGAGATTATGTG